CGGAAAGACTTTTGAACATTACTACCAGCGGCACGTTGAGCCTGATAGGCTTTAACTAACTGTAGTGTGGCTTTCTTCTGAGTTAATGTGGCATTCGCACCCAACCTATATAGTGCGTTTAATTGTTCTTGTTGATCTGAGGTTCTACCTACTCTTGCGGATAACAATTTGTATTCGTTGGATAATAAATTGAAATTCTTTCGAGCCTTATCAGAATCCCTAAAACCTTGTCGCATAGATGCAGATAAGCTTTTAGATTTGTCCTCGGCAACGGTTACCTGTGCGCCAAATTTACCCCCTATGGACTTACCTAACTTATCCATAGCTGCGGTAGCTTTGTCACTATCTTGTGACATTGACCGCATTGTGATTTTCATATCACGAGCGGCTTTACCTGCATCCTTGGTGTCAACTTTGATGGTATACGTTACCGTTCTTGTACTCATTAGCTCAACACCCTTTTCAAATTAGCAATAGATTCTTCGACACTCACATCTTCTTCAACGTATTTAATTGTAGGCTTATCATTATTATCGTCAATAGAAAAAAAAGCCGACCAATATTCAAGTTCAGAGTCAGGCCAACTCATTACCTCGAATACGGGACGGCTTAGATGATTACAAATACGTTTTATTAATAGTAGTGATGGACTACTTAATATTTCTTTTTTTTAGACTTCAACCCGTTTGTTAGCGGATTAATTTCTAAATACGCCTCCACTAATAATGAACTTTGTTCGTAGTCCATTTCATTATAAATGCGATCCGCACCGTCATCATCAGGGTAAAGTAATTCACCCTCTGCATTTTTAAGCACAGACGCAAGGGCGCAGCAGTTAAGCATTTGCCCCTGTTCATGGTCAGACAATTTTAGTTCAAGCACTTTACCGATCAAATGAAACCGTCGAGCAGTTTGCCCAACAGTCGCCTTGTCGATAAGGTAAGTATCAACAACCTTACCTTTCTCGTCTTGAATATCAACCTTGATCTGCTTTTCCATATTAGACACCAGCTACAGGATCAGTCCAAGTAACATCAGTATTTTGCTTGGCGTTAATGGTGAACATCAACCAATCTTCACCTGTTGGTTCATCCATTTCAAAACCAAGAGTTTTGATATTGAACTCGGCAACAGTACCTGTACCAGTAGCATCAGGCTTATCAGGGAACTCAATTCTAATAATCATACTTGAGTTTAATTTAGCAGCGTCACGGAATGCTGTTTGGTCAACATTAGATCCAAGATATTGACCTTTAATAGATTTATCTGGCGCGTCTTGTAACCCAGCACTATACGTTTTCTGCGTATCAGATAACGTGGTATTTTCTTTTGCTTCTGACATTAGACCAATACCACCGACATTGGTGATTTTAGGAATAACAGTAAAAGCAGGTGTTTCTAAATTTGTGCTGAAACTTACAATTGTTCCAGCAGCTAGTTTTGATTCATTGGACATAACTTAACCCTCGTAGGTTTGTAAATCTATTGTTGAACGGTAAAAACCTTGGTCAATATCTGACTGAGGATCACTATTCCTGTAAATGACAAATATCCGCTGGAATCCGTCAGTGCTTGTATTATCAATCGTTTCTATCTCATTTACAAGCGTTTGCATATCGGTTGAATTTTCAGCAATCAATGACAAACGCCATGTATCAAATTTATTAGTTTTACTACCATCAAGTACTCTGTTGAAAGCATGTGTTATATCAACAAAGCTAATGGCAGGCAGTGCGATCCCTTCGGGTACAAAATCCCTATACACATCGCATGATACCGCAGAACTAATTAGTGAATAAAATTTTACGTCATTCATAATTTATCAGTCTCTTTTTTCATGGCCTTCAACAATGTGGGTGTTATTTTTTGGTTGTTAGAATCCCAAGCTGAACTAAGAAAAGGTATAGGTGCCGAACCCCCATGCATCAATCTGCCTTGTTTACCGACAGCGGCACGTCCTCTTGGGCTTTTCTCAGTAGGTAACTGTTCTAGCCTTGTACCAGCGACCAATGAGTGAGGCCGTATACCATGTTCATACATATAGGCCAACACTGATGCTGGAATGCGCCTATCACCACTACCAGTCTTACGTGACATATCGTATACACCAACCGAACCATATGCGTTACCGTCATCACCTATTGTGGCGGTATGCGATACGGATTCAACCATTACGCCTTCCATGTGACCTTTGTTGAACATAGCGGTAGTATTAGAACGCATAGCACTAGCGATGGGTCTGAGTGATTCTTCAATACCTTCTTTGGCGGCAGTACCTATTTCGTCAGCGAAATTATCCCAACCATCCATGATGTCTTTAAACCCAGTGGCAGTCACGGACATCTTGATCGCCATTATACTTCTCGCTGTGCAGTAATTATCATCTGTAAATTATCATCAGAGGGGCGAATACTCTCAACCGAATACAGTTCACCTCTCCAATCTAAAAAATGGTTATACAATAATCTAGCATCGAATCTAGCGACTATGGCTAGATATTCGTTGGTAAGCACCACGCCAGCCTTGATCAACTCAGAACCACTTAACACCTGTACGTTACCTCGCATATCAAATACCCGAGTTGTAACCTTGGTGTTGCGCCCTGTATTGTCTCGGACGTTGTTCATAGACTTAACAATTAATTTATGTCGTAACCGACCAGCTTTGATCATACTGACTCAATCTTAGTTGTTTTTAGTAGTTGCAATGCGCTCATGGGTAACTCAGTCATCTTATCACCTATGATACTTTCACGATTAGCGTATAAGTCAGCCACAATTATCTTGCATGATTGTTTAACCATGTGAGGTACGTCAGCAGTAGGATACCCAGCGTTGAAAACAACAGTTACATTGGTATATGGGTCAACGGTTAAGTCAGTTAAGGTTAGCACCTCTGAGAACTCGTTAAATTCATACGTTACAGGCTCTATGCCAATCAGTACCGACGAAACGCTCTGAATAGGACTGAATGGTAGGTATAACGAGTTCTCACCCGCTACGAACTGCCCAGTGACCGTACAGAGGCTAAATAACCTGTTTGTGGCACGTTCACACATATCAGATGCCGCTAAGATCAACGAATTGATGTACGCATCATCATCTGCGAAGTCCACAATGTTTAACTGATTTTTAGCCTCGTCCAAGGTTATTATACCCAGTGGTTCAAGACGTGTTAATTTGGTAAACATTGTAATCCTCTATAAAAAAAGGCCAGTGGTGTTAACCACCAGCCTTAGACACTTCTTGGAGTTAATTATGCACTAGCAGTAGTTGCCGCGCCTACGATGATAGCATCGTTTTTACCCACAATTTCAAAGTATTCTTTATTAACTTTGACGATGGTGGATCCATCGCTGGTGTATGGGTCTAAAAGGATGTAATCAATATCACCTGTGCTGATGTAAAACGCAGCATCTAACTTACCAAAGATAAGGAAAGGTGCATTAGCCACATCAAAATCAGGCATATAATCATCAAGTACAACGGGATAACCATTGATAGACATGGCTTGACCCATGTAACCAGCAGTAAATACTGGGTTATCGTTAGCATCACGTAGTTTCTTGAACTTACCTAACGTACGTCTGTTCATGTACCATTTTGCACCAGCAAGATATGCTGTAGGTAACGCTGTTTCAAAGTCAATCAACCAATCAACAATTGCTTTATCTGTAGCAGGAAGTCCACCAGAAACACCAGTACCGATAGCAGGGTAGAAGTCTGGGTTACGTGCGCCAGTACCAACTGTAGGTTTAAATGACTCACCTGTAGTATTGGTAAGATCTAATCGGTTACTAGACAAGATACCACGCATGTTTTTGCTGTTACCATTACCGAATAAGATTTGGTTAACAACATAACGGCCAACTTCATCATCCAACAAGCGTAACAATTGACCGTAAAGGTCTAAGTCGCTACCACTCATGGCTTCGTCAGTTATACGAGGTTTAGCATTGATTTTAGCTATTTGGTTAACTACTTCTGCGTAACTTTGTACTTCAGTTTCAGAAATGGCAGTACCAGCAACGTTTTCAATACCTTGTTGTACAGAAGGGTAAGATATCAACACTTCTTCACGTAGGCTACGAGGCATGTTGCGCATACCAACAGCACCCATAATCGGGTAAGCTTCACGCGCACGTTCAGTTACTTCACGAGATAGAACTTGGTCAATAGACTCCAAACCAACACCAGTTCCAGTAAGGTTCAAAGCAGCCTTAACATGGTCAACAACAAACGACTTAAAACGCCCAGTGTCTTTACCTGACTCATCTTTAGCACGAATAAACGAACCAATAGCCGTTTTAACAGCAGTTTTAAGTTGCAAGTCTTGTGCTTTAGTATCCAAAACCAACTGTGGCTTGTTACCTTTAACTTCAAGATCAGCAATTTCGTTCTTTAACTCTGAAATGTCAGCAGCAAATTTAGCTTTTTGAGCTTCACCTAGTTGCTTTTCAGATTTAAGTTCAGTGGCAATTGTGGCAATTTCTAATTCAATAGAAACATTTTTGACACTCAATTTTTCGTAATTTTCTTGTGCTTTCGCAAGCAATTGTTCGAGATCCATAATAGGACTCCTGTAAAAAGTTAATAAAAATAAGTAATGTTAGTCACTGTATCTCACAGTCTTTTCACAGTATCCCACTGTTAGTTGAACATAGAGTATTTTTTAAGTGAAATTAAGTCAAGTGATGATTTTGCACTTGGCTTATATACCGAGCATATCTTCATTGCTTGCTTTCGAGATAAACCACCTTCACGCAACAAGCGTTCTATTTCTCTGACTGTAGGGAATTCACCTTCGTCAAAGTGTGATTTTATACTCTGTAAAGTAGATTCATCATTACAAGCAAAGTTGACAAAAGATATTTCTTTAACATCTATTTCG